TCCATTTCTACTGTTACCGATGATACTGTTGGTGTTTTAATAAGTTTTGCATCAATAGAGTTACTTAAATGACCTGTTTGTCTTGGTGCTGCTGCTCTAAACTGTGCCTCAATACTTACCATATAATCTGATAAACTTTGATACTCATTCATTTTCTAATTCCTTAACTATTTTCATTTGTTCTTCTGTTGCATGTGGTCTAACTAATTTTCTACCATCTATTCCATTTGCTTCCATTACCATATATTCTCTAAACTTTACTAAAAGTTCTTTATCTATTTTACAACCTTTGTTTTTTAGGAATAGAACATCTTGGTAGGTTTTATCCCAAATAAAATTATATACCATATGTGCTATCCTTAAAGTATAGAACTCATCAATGGTAAGTTCTCTATCAGGTGTAATTGGATTATAAAAATAATCTACTCCTTCTTCTCTTGGTTTTATATCTTCCTTTTTGTTAGATATATAATCTATATCTACTGGTTCTCTAAAATCCTCGAAATACTTTTTAACTAAACTTGATCCAAATAAATATAACATTAGCAGATTGATTGATTATTTCTTATTTGTAATGTCAATGATATAAACCAACCATCTAAAACATTATGTTCTCTAAATATAATTGGTTGTGCATCTGTAACATTTGTTACTTCAATCATATCATTATTATTCTGTAATCTTAACCAACTAACTAAATCATTTAATATAGTATATGTAATGTTTAAGTTGTCTTGTATATTATCATTCCCATCAAACTTATCCAATACTGGTGCTTTACTTATATCTCTTTGGTCTAAACAAGCAATCTCAAATGTAAATGAACTAACTTGTGAAGATCCCATTGGTGCTGATACTGGATTGATATGAGCCAGTGGATAAATTGATTTCTTGTATAAATCCTTGTCCTCTGTTCTTCCAAATACTACTGTATTACAATTAGGATTTCCTTGCAGTCTTTCCTTTATTAAATCTACCACTAAATAAAACTGGTTCATAAATCTTTTTACTTTTTATTAAAGACACCTTTTGTTGGTGTTGTTTATTATTGTATATATAATCTTCTATATAACTATATATCATTATTATTGTTCCTCACTTTTTAACAATAATTGTAATTTCAAATCCCTTACCTCTGCATTTAATTTCTCAATTATTCTCTTTAACTTAATGATTTGGTCTGTTGGTTTAATGTTTAACATTGTTGTCATATCATTTTTATATGCTCCCATTATCTAATCTTATATTTTTGTATGGCTGGCTTTTTCAACCTATGTGTGATAATATATCTGGCTGCATCTATTAAGTGATTCCACATATCAATTGGTCTCTCTCCTCTTTCAGCCCAAACATAATTATTCAATTCCTTTATTAAGTTTTTACTCTCTGGATCTACTATAATCTTATATCCTCTCATCAATAATACTCCCTCTTTAACTGATCCTGCTCCTTTTACACATGGCTTTATATTTATTCCCTTTCTTCTAATTTCTTCAATCAATCTTCCTTCTGCACTATCTGCTACTATCAATCTGTTTCCTCCAACATACTTAAATATATCTCCTAACTCATCTGTTGTCAATCCTGTTTTATATAACTCCTCCTTTAACCAAATGATCTTTCTCTTCTGGTCTATTGATACTTTAATCAATGTATTAGGATCCTGGCTCCATCCAAAATCTGCACCCATGTCCCAATCACTATCCTCATTAAAATCACCTATCTCCCAATTGTCAAATATAACTCCCTCTGCCACATCCAAAAATCCTCCAAGTATTGTGTGTTCATACCACTTTGGATCTTCTAACTGGCGTCTTCTAATTGCTTCTAAAAATGTATCTGGTAGTTTGTCTTCTATATCCAAATAAGTTGTATGAATATATGTGATGTCTTTTGTTACCAAATTACAACCATCCTTTATACCTCTCTTCTCATAAAATCTTTCATATATCCAACTTGCTTTTGTTGTAGGGTTAAATAATAATATAATCTTGTTAAAATGAAGGCTACTTCTTATGGATAAATCTATCTTGTCGAATGTATCTTCATTTGGTATCTCCTCTGCTTCATCTATAACCAGTGTATCCACATTTGCTATGGACTTTAAGTTTGCAGTCTGCACTGATGAACCTGTTTTTATACCTCTAAATATAATCTTTGAACCAGTCTGCATGTTTATAATCTCACTCTTTGTAATGTTAAATATATCTCCAAGGTTCAACATATCTATCTTGTCTCTAAACTCTGGAAAGATTGATATGGCAATGGATGTCATTGTGTATCTTGAAAACAAAATAGTTCTGCTTTCCTCAAATGTAAGTAATAACAAATAAAGTGCCACTGAAAAAGATTTACCTGATCCCCTTCCTCCACTTATAACATTATACCTTGTCTTTTTATCAAATAAGGGTTTATACTTATCATTTATTAAAATCATTTACTACTCTTCTTTCTTTTTGTTTTCAAATCCAATCAATTTTGATATATCTATAATCTTCTCTCCGCCTGATGTAATGTCAATTGAATCTGTATATCCTCTCTTCCTTGCTTTATACTTCATATAAAAAAGGATTGATCTTTCTGATCCTTCTTTAATCTTTTTGAATAGTTGGTTTTCTGCAAAATCTAATGTGATTTCATTTATTATATCAACTGCATCTCTAAAATCTGGGTCTTCTCTCATATATCTATAATATGTTTCCCTTGATATACCTACCTCTTTACAAGCAGGTGTTACTATCCCTAAACTTTTTTCTAATGCTTGTAATAGCATTTTCTTATTATCTTTGTGTCTTGCCATCTCTGTTGTTTATTTTTATAGTTCTCTCCAATCCCACTTTTGTTGGTTCTTTATTCCTTGTGCATCAAACCATGATCCTGATACATGGTTCATTAAATAAAAATCACTCTGTGTTTCCTCTGGGTTAAACTTGTCTTGTATTAAACTTGAATAACACATTATGTCTAATGTTGTAATCTTTATGTTCTTCTCCTTTAATACTCTATTGAAAAAATATGGGCCTGTTGTCTGTAAAACAAACCTTGCCTTCCAACTATTGTATATATCCATCTTCTCTTTTTCCCTGTAATTCCTAACTAAATCTTTTAATACTATCATCCATAATTTATATCCTTTTATACTTCCAATAAAATCCATTCCAATTGATCTGTTGTCTTTCTTTAACTTGTCTTTGTAAAACAATGTGTTTGTTGTAAGTAAGTTGTCAAATCTTTTAAGTGGTATTAAATCTAAATCCATAACTATACCTCCTTCTAAATATAATATAATATATCTTGCTACATCTACTCTTTGTATGGCATACCTTAATTCATTGTAAAACTCTAAAAATGTTGGTATCTCTCTTTCTATTAAATCTAAAATGTCTCCTTCTTTCCAAATCTTGTGCTCATAATCTGGCATCAATTCATTTATAGTTTCAATACTTCTCATAAATAATTCATTCTCCTCTAACTTCTTTCCATTTCCGAAGTCAATATAAATCTGGTGTATCTTCTTATCAATCATTCTTCTTCTCTCTAATTTTTATCTCCATATGGCCATTTGAACTTAATCCATTTAATGATACATATTCTGGGTATTTATTCAATAAAAACAATGCTGCTTCTTCACTCATTACACTATCTCTATCTCCTTGTAATCCACCTTTCTCTGTGTAATACTTTGTCTTTGGTGAATAACCATCAAATCTAATAACTGAACCAAACTTCTTAAAATGTTTTATTGTCAATTCATAATCCTCTTTAACCTTCAACTCTGGTGATACTCTTAAATAATTATCCTTGTCATTTATATAACCATAAAAACAACCTACTATAAACTTTAAGTTAGTTGATACTTTGTCTTTCATATAAAAAGGATTATTCACTGCTGTTACTCCCCACAACTTTGTCTTGTTCTTAATACATAACTTAAATGCCATTGTTGTAAATTGTTTAAGGTTGTAAAAAGGCTCTAACTTATCTCCAATCAATTTACATAAATACTCTATGTCATCATCCATACTTAAAACCTTTTGTCCCTCATCATAATAACCTCTGATAAACTCTCTTTGATTTCTAATTCCTCTAACCCCAACAATAATCCTTGGTCCTTGGTCTGTTAAATATAAATAATCTTCCTTCTCTGTTTCATCTGCTACAAATATATCTACATAACTTAAATCAATTCCACATTTTGTTAAATAGTTTAATGTTTTAGTTGCCACTGTGTCTGGTCTTTTGTAAGAAGGCACTGCTATTCTAAAATCCATATTACTTCTTTATTTTATTTGGATTTAATCCTTTCAATGAAGTCCTGTTCTTTGCTATAAACATTTCCTCTTCTGCTGAACCACAATCTATCATATTCTCTCTATAATACATTACTAAACTAATTCTTGATGCATCTTCTGTCAATTTCTTTATTGGTGTGTTTCCATGTGCTTGATGAACATCTGTAAATAAAAGGTCTTGGTTTTGCATATCAATTGCTACTCCCCATTTAACTAAAACAAAATAACCACCTAAATACTTACCCTTTCTCATTACTGCAAGATTTCCGAAGGCATCTTTCAAATCACCTTTGTCTGTATGGACTGCTGTTTGCCAGTTTTTATTTACTGTTACTGTTGTGAATACTGTATCTCCAATAATGAAGTCTCTGTTTGTCTTTTGAATATAACTATTCTGTAATTCCCACTTCTCTGGTATCAACTCTTTATATTGCTTTGAAATAAAATCTATTATAGGATAACATAACTTAAACTTCTTAAACTTCTGTGCTGTGTATGCAGTCATTCTACAATATGGTGCTCTCATTGTTCTATCATAAAAACCAATGATACCACTATTTACTGGTGCTGCTACTCTTGTCTTACTCACTGTTCCATCCTTTAATGTTCTAAAATGTCCTGTTACTCCTGTATCATTTTTACCTGCACTTATTCCTCTATTACTTGTTGGTATTGCTGCTTCATTAAATGCATCATATGAAGTAACAATCATTTCTCTTGGTATAACTCCCTTTCTAAACTTTGCCAGTAACATTCCTGTTTCCTCACAATAAACATCTGCATCATAGTTTATTAAAATGTTGTAATCTTTATCTCCTAACAATTCTCCTAAAAACTCTTCTGCTCTTTCTTCTGTCATTATAGGTTTAACCTTAACTATCTTAACCATTGTGTGCTATATTATTTTTTATTAAAGATATGAATACTTCTTCTAAACTCATACCCTTATATTTATCTTTAATCAACACCAATACTTCTCCTTTCTCTGCCTTTGTGTAAAATAAATAAACTGCTTTCTTCTTACTAAAATTGGCATCATTCACTACTGGTGTGTTTCCTTCTGGTGTTTTTGGTGCTGGTGCTTTCTCTTCTTTATTTAATTCTTTATACCATACTGGTGGTGTTAAACCCCAATCTGTCAATTCCTCATATTTGTAATCCTCACTTAAATTGACCCAAGCCCATTCACCATAAGCAAGATTATCTTTAATCAAAAACTCATACTCTTTATCTTCTTGGTTAAAAACTACTATCTCTACTTCTGTGTATCCAAGATCTTTTAGAG